TGATAATGTAAGTCGAAGTTTATTTATTTCTTCGTTAAAACCTTGAACTACTTCATCCCAAATATTCATCTACTTCTTTTTAGAACCCTTCTTGCCATCAGAAGCCTTCCAAGAGAAGTCATCCCACTCATTAAGTACAGAGCGAATATTGCGACCGCCCGTAACATCATCTGCATAGGCATCGCCAAAACTTTTTCCAGTATCCTTTACGTGTTCAGGATACCCCTTACCTTTAGTCATCATAATCATTCTCCCTCTGAGATACTGCTAATTGTGTTAAAGCTTCAAGAGCTTTTTCTTCCATATCTTTATCGTCTTTCATTCTTGCCTCTAACATATCTTTAATTGTTCGGGCAACTTCTCTTTCATTTTCTGCTGTTACTTTAAAATCTTCAAGGTCCAGCTTTCCTTCAATATCCAATTCCTTGAGACGTTCTTTGGCATCACGATCAAGCTCTGCTTTTTCTTCTTTCATACTGTTAGTGGCATTAGTCTTGAGAAGATCAATGATCTGATCAGCTTCTTCAAGTTTAAGCTTCTTGGTTTTCAGTTCCATCTCAGCAGCCTGAACCATAGTATCAGACTCCAGTTTCTGTTTCTCAAGTTCAACCTTCGCCTGTTCCAAAGATACAAGCTGCTGTTCAGGAGACTGAGCCTGACCCATTGCTTGATTAGCATTAAGAATTTGTTGTGCGGCTTGCGCCATGACCATCTCCACAACAGCAGGGTTCTGAGCTTCTTCAGGATTGACACCCTGCATCATTTGTTCGGTAATGCCATTCATCTGTTCCTGATACTTCATAATAGAATGTTCTTGAATGTTAGCCTGAAGTATTGGTGCAATACGTTGCATGATTGGATTCTTACCATTCATGGGGTCTTGCAGATACGCCATCTTAATCTGTATATGTGCATCATGGTTCTGGCCGGGGAATGCTGCAATCGGCACACCTTTGGTAGCAGCCATGATATCCGATACAGGATCAAGAGGTTTAGGCTCAATCTTTGGTGGGAGTATCTGATCAACATTGGGCATGTTGGCTGCATTAAGAATTGTTCTGTTCAGTTCTTCCAGATTAAACATGCCGGGAGGAGACTGCTGCGCCATCTGTAATGCCATGTTCGCCATCATCATGCGGTGTGCATTAGATGGGATGTTAGGATCAGATACCGGAATAATATCTACTCGTCCGTCAAAGTCCTGCTTGAATATACTACGATCTTCATATGGAACATCATAAGGATATTCAGTAGGAAGATAGTCATAGTCAATACGAGCAAGGATACGGAACTCATCCTTCTGAGACTTGTGAAGCCGTTTATGGATTGCGGAGAAAAATTTACTGCTTGCTTCCAGCAAAGCCATAGTGGTTCCAACGGGTCCATAAGAGGCAGCATCGGAGATAACCTGCTCCGTGCTGTCCGCAAACTTCTGTCCAGCAGTAGCTACGAAATTCAACATCTGGAATAGAGTAGAGGAAGGCTCTTTATAGGGTAGGGGAACAATAGCCTTTGATAAATCTATACCAGTTGCCTCAACCTCTTTGAACTCGCCGGGAGCAATAGGTTCGTTGTCGCCAACCATCCTTACTCCTTTAGCCTTAAATCCTCCCGGTAGATTTGCAAACTGCCCTGCATCTATTAGCGAACGCATTGCCGCAGTAGCACTCATAGTCAAATTACCAAGAAAGTGTATAAGGCCAAGACCGTAAAAACCAAAGCCCGGTACAAACCTGTAATGAACGAAATGTTCTATTTTCTCTTTGTTTGGATCGTCTTGCTTATAGTTTCTACGGATGCTTAGTATCTGTCGAGACTGACTCTCAACAGTAACAATATAGGGAAGGGGAATGTCTTCCCCCTCAATATCAAGATAGCAGTGTTGTTCCAGCAACACATACTGAGGATCATTATCAGAGGAGGGAGACAATCCAATGATTGTATCCATCTTCTCTGCAAAGGTAGTGATATTACTAGATGCGGGAGTAGGTAAGTCTACAGGCTTATAGACACCCGCATTTATATCCCGTGCTATTTCAACAGGACTGCGATAGATTACATGTGTGTAACGATCAGCATTGGCAAGATCAGTTGCATAGTACGACACATAGAACTGATCAATAGGAATAAACTCAGATTTAGGACGCTTAGTCGTGGCGTCATAATACAGCTTTTTAAACGCCGATCCGATAATCGGGAGATGGAACAGCATTCTTTCAAACTCATCAAAGTATTCGGGCATCTGCTCCGTTACCTGATAGTTCATAAAGTTCTGAACCCTGTTGGCCTGTAATTCTTTTTCAGTATCTGAGCTACCAAGTATCTGTGCCTTGATGGGACCGCTTGATGGGAATAGCTCACCGGAAGCTTTGGATTGGAACTTGACTGCTGATTCAATCAGGAGAGGGTGTACAGCGGTACATGCACCTTCAAAGGGTTCTGATCCCTGTTCCAGTTTAAGACCAAGAAGATCAAAGCCACTCTCAAACATGGACTCCCATTCAGCACGGGAATCCTTATCAGACTGATAGTTTTCAATAACATCGTTAGCGATATCATTTAGTTCGTCTTCTTCCAGAAGCTCAGACATATCACCAAACCATTCGGCAATATCTTCTGATGCTTCCATATCTATAGTCTCTTCAGAGAAGTCAACAATAACACCACCATCTGAGGGATCGACCTCAAAGGTTGCGTTGGCCTCTTCTTCCATAGGCATAGCAATAACATTGCCAACTTCTTCAGCCATTGTATCGTATGGATTTCTTTCAGTAGCCATTTATTTTCCTGTTCAAAATTTGTTCCCTGTATTAATTATAGCATATAAACTGATAAATCCCAAATCTTTATTAGACATTCCAATATGTTGCCCTGCCCCCTCTTACCCTATCCTCTTCTTCTTCAGGGTCTTCAGGGTGCGAAAGGTGCCATGATTCCTTCATATAGTGTACTGCCATAGTAAGCGCATCCACTTGGTCATCATGTGCTGCATTGGGAAATCTTATTAGTTCTTCTATGAGATCATCTGCCCATTTCTTACTCTTGGGTATCCACAGTCTACCTGCCTCCATGATGGGGCTGGCCGCATAAACTCTGGATACCTTATCCCTGTCAGGATTATATTCCATTACCGGGAGTCCTGCCCGTCGCATATCCTGTATGAGAGACTGACCAGATGCTTTCTTTTCTACCATGCAGACATCAGGTTTATGTTCGTTATACAGCCTCTGCGCCAGCCGCCTCAGTTCTGGATACTCAAAGCGGCCTTTGATATTGCCAAGAAGTATCAGGTGGGATGCAAAGTCTTCCTTACCTTCCTCATCTTGGTCATACATGTAGAATATGCCCCATGTTTGTATTACGCTGTAGTCAGCGGTGGTAGAAGTAGAAAAGGCAGTATCGTATGTCTGTATGACAAACTCACAGTTGGGCGGGTCTTCATAGCCCCAATCCTGTATCCAGCGTTTCTTTATAAGACCACCCTCTTCAGGTGTGGGGTCTTGCATGTACAGTGAGTTCCAGTACCGGCTTCCGTTGCTGGCCTTGATCTCACTTTCGTCCATTCGCAGTACCCGATCCGGTTTCCATTGTGGAAAGTAACTTGTTCCTACAGGAAGGTCCAACAGTTCTGAGGCGTCCTCATCCAGCCATGCCGGTATCTTCACTACCTCCCACGGTATTGTTTCATAGTCGGACATGTTCTCCTGTTGCTTGAGAAGCCAGCCACAGAGGTCATCATAGTGATATCGGGTGTTGATTATGACTATGGCACCGTCAGGCATGATACGTGTGCGTAGACCAGCAGGATACCATTCCTTGATAAACCTTCTACCTGCGCTGGAGATCGCATCCTCTTCCGACATTGCATCATCCAGTATAGCTACGTGTGCGCCCCTACCAGCAATCTGGGATCGAACACCAGCGGCGTAGTAAGTACCATTATGGTTTGTTTTCCACTTACCTGCTGCCCTGACATCACTTCTCAGGGAGACACCCCTAAATACCTTTTGATATTCCTCAGTATTTACTATGTCACGTACTGATCGGCCAAAGTCACTTGCTAGTTGATCGCTGTGAGATATA